CCACGCAGTTGAAGGCGAACTACGGTACTCGTAACACGAAGTTCAAAGAGTACGAGAAGATGTACGCTCTTTCGGATGACGATGTTCCAAGTGCTGACTGGATTAAAAAGACACTAGACCCAAGCCCTCGAAATAAAATTCTTGGAGCGCAAAGACTTCTAACTGCCACCACTCCGAAGTGGAGCGTACCCAGAGAATTGAATGTTCCCGAAACCGCACAGAACGCCACCCCTATTGAGAAGATAGCACAGGCTATTACGTGGGCTTCTTCAAGGGTTGCGAAGAAACCTATCTGGTATGAACCTGTCTTACACGCTTTACTGTATTCAGAGGTGGTTATTAAGGCTATTTCAGTCAAAGACCTGGTAGATTCCGCCACCACAGAGGGACAGAAGAAACGCGCTGAACGTATTTACAAGACAACTCCTATTTTGTTTCAAACGCTTAACCCTGCCAACTGCTACCCCGAAACGGATATTATGGGAATGAGTGCTTTCTACTCAGAAAGTCTGATTACTTGGGGCGACTTCAAGGCAATGCACGGTGATGATGTTGCCAATGGACTGGCTACAGACAAGAAAGTCTATGAAAAAGTAAGGTACAACGAGTATTGGAACGAAACTTATCATTTTATATGGTTGTCAGAGTTTGCCCAAACACCAGTTCTAGCAGTAGAACACGGTCTTTCAGAAATTCCTATTGTCGATCAGTTGTGCGAAGGGTCTGAAACATTCGCAGGAACAAACATCCAGACACGCCAACCCTTCTTATATGGGGTAAATGAGAGTGGATTGTGGAAACGACAGAACCTAGTCCTTACTTTGATGAACAGTTTGATGTTCTCTGTAGGCTCTAACCCCTTGTTTGTACATAACACATCCAATCCAGATGCCGATTTGAGGATAGATTACTCTATTCCTGGTGGTGTTATCCATCTTATGAAGGAGGAAACGCTCACACAGTTGAGTAAACAGGTGATTGACCCTGCTTTCCTACAGTTATTGGACGTTGCAGACAAAAAGAGTGAGGAAGCGACCATATTTGGACAGACTTTAGGCGAACCTTTGGGTGCAAATGCCCCATTCTCGATGGTTTCCCTATTATCACAGTCAGGAAGGCTACCTTTGATACCTTATCAGAGGGCAATATCCTTCGCTTTAGCAGATATTATGAAGATTTCGTTGGATATGCTTAAAGGAACAGGCAAACAACTACAAGTTACTGGTGAAAAGGGTGTTATCGAGTTCTATGCCAAAGATATTCCAGAATCCTTTGAGTTAGACTGCACACTTGACATAGCAATGCCTACAGATGAGCGTCAGAACGTGGTAATGGCAACACAGGCTACCTTCGGTGAGAATCCTCTGGTATCAATGAACTACGCAAGAGAGAAATGGTTAGGAATTGACCAACCAGACGAGATGGCAGAAGAAATCATGGCTGAAAAAGAAATAATGATGACGTTGCAGAACGACCTTATGCAGAAACTTCAACCACAGTTGCCAGGTGGAGAAGCAGAATCCCAGATGAGGGGAGCGGAAAACACATCTACCCCTAGCCCAGGCGTGACCGGACTTCCTATGTTGAATGAAGTCGCTGCCCCTGGCGAAGCTAATATCCAAAATCCGCTCCCCTTCTCTGGACAACCCCCACAAGGCGGACAAACGCCTGGACAGGTAGGCATGGGTGGATAAACGAAATCTACAATCAGCACGATTGAAAGCAAAGGCTAGGCTTGCCAGACACAATGACAAGAAAGTTACTGTTAACAGTGAAGAAGAAGAGTTCAAGAGAGCGTTTATCAAGAATCTTATGAAAGACCCTGTTCAAATGGAATACGCAATGAAGAACAGCCCAGAAGCAATGAGCAGACTATTAGAACGATATTCACTAAAGGAGTAGAAGATGGCACTAACACAGCAATCAGACGGTACGAGTTACAAAAAACCAATAGGCAATAAAAACAAGGGCAATGGCTCTAAAAAACAGCCCACTATCCCCCTGCCAAATATGAAACAACAGACAGGTCAAGGCGCTGGCGCACAACTTGGAAAAACAGGCAATATGCAATCCCCATACGGGGCTATGCAACAAGACATGAATCGCGTTGTGTCTGGTGGACGGCCAATTACCCCTATGGGAAATAACTATAATGGCAGTTTATTCCAGTCCCCATATAGCAAAATGATGCAGGGCGCAAACGATATAATCCCAATGGGAAGAAGTGAAGTTCCACTGTGGATGCAAAACAGTTTGGCTTTTAATGACCCCAGCCGCGCAATGATGGCCGATTCTGCTCGATGGAACGCTATCGGAGAAGATTATGGGTATGACATGAGAGACTTGATAGATTCTCGTCTCGGTGGTGGAAATAACTCGTTGATTGACGATGCTCAATCTGGTTGGCTTCCCGATAACTTCCAGTTCTTATATCCAGAAGGCTATCCTGGCGTTCTTGATGACGAAGAACAGGGTGGTGCTGGTGGCGATGGTTACAATGGTTATGGTGGTTACGGCGGAGGCTATGGTTCATACATCCCTATGCCAAGTTACGACACTTGGGGTGGTGGCGGATACGGTAATAATAACGGATATAGGGACAGTGGTTTGGTTAACTGGAGAATCTAGTGCCTGACAATTATATTCCTATCTATAAGGGATATGCCCCTGGTGAAAAGCCGCCTGTTCCCAAAAAGCAGAAGTCTATTATGCTTCGGACTACATTTTATAGTCCAGCAGAGCCAGAGGTACACAATCCTCTGACGCGACCAGACGATGCTCGTGCCCCTGCCGATCCCACGAAGAATGTGCACGTAATGAATCAGGCAAGGCAACAGAATATAGACATCTACAAGTCGTTGCCAGGCATGGGTTATAAAGGGTATGAGTACCAAGAGCAGAATCCACTTAGACCACTAGGATTCTGGGAGAATCCACAGCGTATTGTCCGTTTCAAGGACTACATTGACAATAATCCAACAGCAGTTCTTCCAGAGTGGTTGAATAAAGACGTTGTTAATACGGCTTACGAGTACCTAAAGTATGCCAATAACTACGCTTCCCCTGACCAATGGAAGGCACTACCAGAAGATTCTCCGGTTGCAGAAGTTCTACGCGGATTCCAAGAACCTCCGATACCAGAATCACATTTCTACAATAGCATAACAGACGACACTACTGTTCCCCAACAGAGTGTGTCTGAAATGATAGACACCTCAAAGAATACTTGGTGGCAGAAGTTTCAGAGAAATGTATTAGCCCCGCAAGGAATCGGCGCTGGCGCTGCTGTTCATTATGCCATGCCTGCTCTTGGGGCTAAAGCAATGACTACGCAGTATTTGACATGGGGAACGAAGTTATTAAATCTTGTTGGTGTCACTAAAAATCCAGCGTTGTTCGCAAGTCCTATTGGGCTATTTCTTGGCGGGTGGGCGATAGAGGTTGAAATACAACGCAGTAGGAATCTAAAGTTAGGCCCTGAATATTGGGAGAAGAAGAAACAAGAATCTATTGCTGAAATAAATAACTGGCGCACCAATGGAATTAAAAACCCACTTGGAGGAACAACACAACTCTCAGAAGAAAACTACCAAAAAACTATCAAACAGACTACAGAACACTATGATAAATTAGCCTCTGGCGCAATGCCTGGTTACGATGAAATAATGAAGTTCTCCAGTATTCCGTTTACATGGGCTTATCAGCAAGTACAGTCTCTTATTGGTCTTGTTGTTCAGGCAACTGGTGACGATACAGACTTCAAAGAGGTATTTAGCAGCGCCGCTAATCTTAGTGCCACGTGGAAAGCAGGTAGTCTAACCTATCCTGCGTTTAGTAAAACTGCAAATGTACTCAACTGGACTAACTCTTTCTATAAAGGAAAGCCTATTCCAGAAGGATACATGGTAGACGCTACCAAGAGTGGCGAGTTAATCCCTATTCCAGAAGGATTTACTGTCAACGCAAAGGCTCTTGACGAACTGCGAAGAAATATTCTGTCTAATCCTGATAATTGGCAAGAATATAAACAAGACTTTATTACAAGATTTGGCGTTGAAGGACAGATAAATGACCTTGTATTAGGAAACTTCCTCGATCCGCAGAACTTTGCTGCTCGTGGTACTGCCAGGTTGACAGAATTTGTTGGCAAGAAACAAGGAAACGCTTTACTTGAAGCGTCTGGTAGGTTTTCAAGAGGTAATCTTATTGCGGACGCTCTACCATTTCCCCTGAATGGAGCGTTGGCATTAGCAACAAAAGGTAAGGTACAGGGATCGCAAGGTTTTGTAGGTGCTATAGACGCTTATAGTAAGTTCCTCAATGGCGACCTGCCTACTTATTTGCGTGGCAAAACAGATTATGTAAGACCTATAGACTACACCCCAACACAGAAACTTATTGCTGGTCTTACCAGCGAAG